AGGACGAGGCCGACGCCCGCGACGCGATGCGCCGCATCATGGCCGGGGACCTGGCCCCGCTCGAGGTGGGCGACAAGCCCGCCCCGGACGCTCCGGCACCCGAACCGGCGCCGGATGATGTCCCCCAGCCCGAGCCGGCGCTGGTGACCTGAGGTGGCCCTGGACCAGGCCACCCGGGACCTGGGCCTGTCCTACCAGGGCCAGCAGTCCCGCAAGGCCCGCGTGGCCGCGAACCGCCTGCAGGACCTGTGGTGGTCCCTGAAACGGCAGGACCTGTCCGGGTCGTGGAACTCCGGGATCGGCGCACAGATGGTCTCCACCATCGCCGCCGGGCAACTTGCCTCCGCGAACAGCGCCGACGACTACGTCGACGCCGTGACCCTCGCGCAGGGAGCGCTCATCGACCGGGCCGGCCGCGTCCAGCCCGCCGCGTTCTCCGGGCTCGCCGCTGACGGCCGGTCCCTGCACGACCTGATGTATCTGCCGGTCATCACGACCAAGACTCGCATCGCCGCAGGGCAGACCTACGACGACGCGATGCTGGCTGGACTACGGCAGGCCCTGATGCTGGGCTCCTCCGAGGTGATGGAGGCAGGCCGCGGCGCGGTCGGCGCGTCCATGGCCGGGCAGCGCACCATCCAGGGCTACGTCCGGGTGGTGACCCCGCCCGCCTGCGACCGGTGCGTCGTCCTGGCCGGCAAGGAGTACGGCTGGAACAAGGGCTTCCTCCGGCACCCTCACTGCGACTGTTACCACGTCCCCACCACGCTGGTCGCCCGCAACCAGCACGGCTTTCTCGACCCGCACGACTACTTCAACAGCCTGTCCCGCGCCGAGCAGAACCGTGTGTTCACCGCGGCCGGCGCGCAGGCCATCCGGGACGGCGGCGACCTGACGGCGATCGTCAACGCCCGCCGCGGGATGTACACGACCACCGCGTACGGGCGGACCGTGTCCGCGACCCGCGAGGGCATCACCCGCCGCGGCGCGTTCCACCGCTCCGAGCGGGCCCGGGCGATCGCCGAGGGCCGCGTGCCCCGATCCGGCGCCGGATTCCGGCTCCGCACTCCCCGGCTGATGCCGGACGAGATCTACCGACTCGCCGAGTCCCGCGATGAAGCGATCGCCATGCTCCGGCGCTTCGGCTACCTCCGGTAGTCGACCTCACCAGGCCGTACGCGACGTACGGCGCGAATCACTGATCCCGCGACGGGAGATCCACACCCATGCGCCACACCAAGCCCTGGCTCAGCGCTGCCTACGGCGCGTCCTGGTTCCGCCTGGACCGCCACGACGACCCGGACCCGGCGGACCCGCCGGCCGATCCCGACCCGGCAGACCCCGCCGACCCGGACCCGGCCGATCCCGATCCTTCCGATCCGGCCGACCCGGCGGACCCCGACGATCGGACCCGGCCGACCCGGAGGGCGCCGACCAGCTCGGCGACGCCGGGAAGCGGGCCCTGGAGCAGGTCCGCAAGGAGCGGGCCGCCGCCAGGAAGGAAGCCGCCGATGCCCGCAAGCGGGCCGCGGCTGCAGAGAAGAAGGTCCAGGAGTTCGAGGACCGCGACAAGTCCGAACTGGAGCGCGCCACGGCGAAGGCCGACCGCGCCGCGGAGCAGGCCGCGAAGGCCACTGCCCGCGCGGTCGCCGGAGAGGTCAAGGCCGCGGCCGCAGGGAAGTTCGCCGACCTCACCGACGCCACGGACGCGCTGATGCGCGACCCCAGCAAGTACGTCAGCGAGGACGGCGAGATCGACACCGACGCGATCGACGCGGACCTCGCGGACCTCCTGGAACGCAAGCCCCACTGGGCTGTGCCCGAGCCCGCCGCGGCCGCCGAACCGGCGGCCGCGGCGAAGAAGCCCAAGCCCAAGCCGGACCCCGGCCAGGGCGCCCGCCCGCCGGCCCCCAGCACGGACTACCGCAAGGCGTCCAAGGAGGACCTCGCGGCCGAGCTGGCCAAGGTCGGATTCCGGCAGCGCGTGTGATCCGCGTCCGTGCCCATCTGGGCGACGGACACACCTCCATCGAGGTGGTCGGTCACGAGGAGCACGCCGCTGGGGGTCGCGCCTGCGCCGCTGTGTCGGCCATCACCCAAACCGCACTGCTCGGCCTGGACCAGGTCGCGCAGCAATACCCGGACCTGGTGTCCGTAGAGATCATCACTGAGGAGTGAGACATGACCCCCACGCTGAACGCGGTGCGCAAGACCGCATCGCTGGTCGTGGTGCGTGAGGCGGCACCGTGGTTCCGCCTGAACCGGCACGACGTCCGCGGCACACTGCCCGCCAACATCCAGGCGATGCTGCAGAACGGCATCCTCGACCGCGTGTTCCAGGACGCCCTGGTCCCCGAGTTCCTGTTCCCGCAGATCGCGGACTCCGCGCCGTGGCAGGGCGGCCTGGGTGACACCAAGACGTTCACCCGCAAGGGCCTGCTCGCCCCCGCGACGACCGCGATCACCGGGTCCGACCCGTCCGCGGCGACGTACAACCTCGAGCAGTGGTCCGTGACGATGGACCAGTACGGCAACTCGATGGACACGAACATGCTGTCCAACGCCATGGCGCTGGCCAGCAAGTTCCTCGCCGACGCCGAGACCCTCGGCACCAACGCCGGGCAGTCCATCAACCAGGTCGCACGGAACAAGCTGTACAAGTCGTACTCCGGCGGCCGTACCTGGTGCACCACCGCCGGGTCCTCCGACACGGCGCTGGTCGTGCAGTCCACCGACGGCTTCGAGAAGGTCCTCGTCAACGGTGTGCCGACCCCGGTGTCCGGCGCGAACCCGCTGACGGTGAACATCGCGGGCACCGGCAACACCGTCGTCGGCGTGAACACCTCCACCAAGACCCTCACGCTGGGCACCGCCCGCGTGGACGTCGTCGGCGACTACGTGGTCGCCGCGAACGCGCCGGTCACGATCCGCGCCACCGGCAACTCCGCGTACGACCTCACCTCCAGCAACGTGGTGACGTTCGCGAACTTCCGGGCGGCCGTCGCGCGCCTGCGGAAGATGGCGGTGCCGACGATCGGCGGCTACTACGCCGCGCACATCGACCCGGACACCGAGGCGCAGCTGTTCGCCGACGCCGACTTCAAGCAGGCGCTGCAGGGCCGCGTGGACTCCCCGGTCTACCGGGACCTGTCCATCGGCCGGTTCGCGGGCATCGACTGGGTCCGCAACCTGGAGACCCCGACGATCCTCGGTGGCTCCGCTGGCACCCTGACCGTGCACCGCCCGGTCGTGCTCGGCGGTGGCGCGCTCATCGCCGCGCCGTTCGACAAGACCGGCACCCTCCTCGAGGGCACCGGCGTGGACGACGTCCCGGAGATCCGGAACATCATGGCCGCGCCTGGCGTGGACATCACCCTCATCGTGCGGCCGCCGCAGGACCGTCTCGCGCAGGTCATCGCGCAGACCTGGTCGTGGGTCGGCGACTTCGGTGTCCCCTCCGACGCGGGTGTCGGCGACGCGGCGATGTACAAGCGCGGCGTCGTCATCGAGCACGCCTGATCCTCCCCGGCCCGCCCGCGTCATGCCGCGCGGGCGGGCGGGCCCTCACCTAAAGGAGGTCAGGCATGCGCATCAAGATCGTGCGTCCCGTTAAGGCGTACTTCAACTACGAGGTCCGCGTCTTCGCCCCGGGCGACGAAGTCGACGGGGAACTCGCGGAGATCGTCGCGGGCAACAACCCCGACGGCACCGTGGAGATCCTCGAAGGGGAACTCCCGAAGCCGAAGCTGGCCACGGTGCCCGCTGTGGTCGTGCCGGATGGCGGCACCCAGCCGGAGCCCGGTGCCGACCTGGACATCACCGCGAAGGTCGACGTCGTCCTGGCCTGGGTCGGCGACGACCCCGCGCGGGCGGCTCAGGCCCTCGAGGCGGAGAACGCCAAGGACAAGCCCCGCTCCACGCTCGTCAAGACGCTCGAGGAACTCGCCGCACGCGAGGAAGACCCCGAGGACGACGACGAAGCCGAGGACGACGAGGACGACGAGGACGAGGACTCCGAGACGGAGTGAGAGGAGGCCACCGTGCCCACACTTCCCCCGCTGGCCACGGTGGCCGACCTCGAGGACGCCATGGTCCGTGACCGCGGCTCCCTCAACGTCAACGCCGCGACCCTCGCGCTACGCCGGGCATCCGCCCGGGTGCGCCGCTACACCCGTCAGGACCTGTCGTTCGTCGCCGACGACACCATCGAGGTGCCCGGCGGCACCCAGGTCCTGACGGTCCCGCAGTGGCCCCTGGTCGTCGACGACAACCACCCGCTGCAGGTCACCGAACTCGCCGACTTCTCCGGCATCGAGTGGCAGGCCGAGGAGCACCGCGACTACTCCCGGCTGGGCAACGAACTGACCCGCGGATACCCGTGGCAGGCCCCGTCCCGACTGATGGGCTACCCGTGGAACCGGGCGCTCGGGGTGTGGGCGCCTAAGGTCCGCCTGACGTACTCCCACGGCTACACCGAACTGCCCGACGACATCCTGGACGTCGTACTGGGGCTGGCCACGATGAACATGACCAACCCCGAGGGACTGCGGCAGGTCGTCATCGACGACTACACCCGCGTGTACGCCGCCGAGACCATCGGCAACGCGCAACTCACCAAGGACCAGAAGGCCGATCTGCGGCCCTACCGGCGTTCCGCGTTCACGGTGATCACCTCATGAGCGTCCTGCACAATGCGCTCGCCGACGGCCGGCGTGAGCACGAGGCGCTCATGGAAGACCGGGTCCGGATCCACCGTCCCGGGCCGACCACCTTCAACCAGGCGACCGGCGCTGACACCCCTGGTGCGGACCTGGTGCTGTACGAGGGGCCGGCGCGGGTCAAAGCGATCGGTCTTGCCCGCGGCCGGGAAGCGGTCGCTGGCGAGCGAGAGATCGCACTGCGCAGCTACGAGGTCGCCGTCCCGTGGTCGACGACCGTTCCCCCCGGGCAGGTCATCCAGCCCGGTGACCAGGTCCTCATCCTGTCGTCCACTGACCCGCGCGTCGCAGCCCCGGGCGTGAACCTGTGGGTCAACGGCGACCAGTTCTCCGCGACGGCGACGGCCTGGCGGATCTACGCCGAGGACAGGGAGGCCCGCAATGACCATTGACCTGGGCGAACTCGAGCGCCTGAACGCGGCGCTGGCCGCATCCGGTGTGGCGGTACGCACCGGCGGGCGCGCGGTGGTCTCCCGCGGCGCCCTGAACATCAAGAACGACTGGCGGAGCAACGCCGTCTCGACCGCCGGAGC